GACGCAGTATAGTCGACGGCCTAGAGACTATGTAGAATTTAACTAGGAGAATAATCATGGCAAATACTACTTTTTCGGGACCAGTAAAAGCGGGAACGATTTCAAACACTACAGGTACAACACTTGGTACTAACATCGCGAATGTTGGACAAGTTGTAATGACTCAATCAGTAAAGGTTGATATCATTGGTGCTTCACATTTAAATCAAGTTTGTGCAGTAATTCCAGCAAACTCACAAATAGTAGATGTAATTTTAAACGTTACTACGGTAAATAATGATAGTGGTGCAGCAACTGTTTCAGTAGGAACAGTAGCAGATGGTGATGCATTTATAGCTACAGCTAATGTTAAAGCTTTAGCAACTACTCACGGTACTTTAGATACAGAAGCAACTAATGTTGGTACAACTGACATACAAGTTCTTGCTGATTTTACAGGTGCTAGTGGAGATGCTACAACTGGTGCAGCTACAGTTACTGTTATGTACATACAAAACAATTCTGTTCAAGACGCAGCAGACTTATAATAAATAATTAGTGTGGGGCTTCGGCCCCACATATTAATTTTAAGGAGAAAAAATTATGGCATCAAAAGGTGATATACAAGCAACTAGATCTTCAGCGGCAGCAGGTGCGGCAGCAATTGTTTCACAGCCTATAAGATTAAGAGCTATTTCAATAGCATCAGATGGTGGTGGAGCAGGTGTTTTAGAACTTACAACAACTTCAAATTCAGGGACTACTTTATTATTCGCAGATGTTCCAACAGGAGATGTCTTTACATTGAATTTTCCTGAAGATGGAATTTTATTCCCTAAAGGAATTTTTTGTAAAACAAAAACAAATGTAACTGCATATACATTATTTACAGATAAATATTCTGGTCCAGGTTTAACAGCGGGGTAATTAAATGGCTTCAGTTGATTCTCAAGCAACAAGGTCTACCCTTCAAAGTGTAGATACTACGCTATCAGAAAATATTAACGCAACACAAAATTACATTCCTGTTGCCAGTACCACTAACTTTTCAACTAGTGTTGTTGCGGAGATTGAATCAACTAATGAGGTTGTGAGTTTTGCTACAATTAGTGAAAATCAATTTACTAGATCTGAAGAATTTGACAATGCTGGTTGGACAAAAATAAATAACACAATAGTTGCAAATTCTACCACAGATCCAAATGGTGGTAATACAGCTGATACCATGGTTGAAAACGCTGGAAGTGGAAAAAAAGAATTTTTTCAAAATAAAAGTCTTGTGAGTGGAAGACAATATACTATGTCTGTTTTTGCAAAAACAAATGGGAGATTTTTACAGTTTCAACCGTCTTCATCTATAGCAGGCTCAACTAATTTTGCAAATTTTAATCTTACAACAGGTGCATTAGGAACTGTTGGAGCTAGTACAGATAGTGCAACAATTACAGATTTTGGAAATGGTTGGTTTAGGTGTTCTATAACAATGACATCAACAACTACTTCTAGTACAGGAGTTTCTATACTTTTAATTGAAAATGATACAAATGGAAGAGGTCATGCCTACACTGGAAATGGAACTTCAGGTATTTTTGTATGGGGAGCACAATTTGAAGAGGCTAGTTCACCTTCAATATATCTTCCCACAACTTCATCAGGTTTAGTAGGTTTAACAACAGTAACAAGAGGCGTAAACGGAACAACTGCAGCATCTGCAAGTTCTGGTGATTCAATTCAACAATTACCTTTTGCTACACCGGTAGACATACCTATAAGATTAAGAGGTTTATCTATTTCTCCAGATGGAACAGGTGCAGCAAGATTAACTTTATGTGATAACAATGGGGATAGTATATTAGATATAGACACTCCTGATGGAAAAGTTTATACTATGAATATGCCTGAAGCTGGATTAGTATTTCCAAATGGTGTATTTGTATCAAATACAGAAAATGTAACTGCATATACATTATATACTGAAAAATATTCAGGACCAGGTTTAACAGCGGGATAATTAAATGGCTAACACGACTTCTGGTACTACGACGTTTGACAAAACGTTTTCGATCGATGAGATAATTGAAGAGTCTTACAACAGACTCGGTCAATTTGACATGAGCGGCTATAATTTAAAAACCGCTCGAAGATCGTTAAATATAATGTTTCAGGAGTGGGGAAATAGAGGTCTTAAATTTTGGGAAGTAGCTAATACTAATATTACTTTAGTAAATGGTCAAAACGAATATAAAATTTTTAGATCTACAGCAGATGGAAATTCTAATGGAGTAACTTCAACACTAACCGCTGCAATTACTTCTACAACAGCTACCACAGGAATTACATTAGCTTCTATAGATAACATGCCAACTACAGGTACTATAAATATAGGGTCTGAAAATATTTCTTACACTGGATTTAACAGTTTAGAGCTCACTGGAGTAACACGTGGAGTTAATGGAACTACTGCAGCTACTCATTCAAGTGGTGATACTGTTACTAATTTTGTAAATCAAGCTACAGAAATTTTAGAGTGTTCGTACAGAAATAACTCCAACGTAGATTCACCTTTAGAAAAAATAAATAGATCTCAATATCAGGCATTGTCTAATAAAACAGCTACAGGACAACCTTCCCAATATTTTGTTCAAAGATTTATTGATCACATTTTAATAACAGTTTATTTAACACCAGGTGCTTCTCAAAACGGAGATGTTATTAATTTTTATTATGAGAAGAGAATTGAAGATGCAGGTGCCTACACTAATGCAACAGATGTACCTTATAGATTTGTACCTTGCATGGTTGCAGGTTTAACGTATTATCTATCTATGAAATACGCACAACCAAGAATACAAGAAACAAAATTAATTTATGAGGATGAATTGGCTAGAGCTCTAGAAGAAGATGGTTCTTCAGCTAGTGTTTACATTTCACCTAAAACTTATTATCCGAGTATATAATTATGGGAAATTTATCAAAAGGAAGATACGCATTATTTATTTCAGACCGATCAGGTTTAGCGTATCCTTATAGAGAAATGGTTAAAGAGTGGAATGGTGCAAGAGTTCATACTTCTGAATATGAACCAAAACAACCTCAGTTGGAACCTAAACCGTACACTGCAGATCCACAAGGATTGCCTCACCCAAGACCTGCAAGAACAGAATTTCCAACTACAGATTTTTTACCAACCAATCCTTTTACAATGACTAATGCTTCTACCCAAGTTTCTGTAAGTTTTCCTTTTAGTAATTATCAAAATGGAGACTTTATAAGATTCTATGATGTTAAGAGTCCTGTAGGAGGAGTTGCAATTTCTACCTTACAATTAGAAACTACTTTAAATGGAAATATTACAGCAACAGACATTTCAATTACTTTAACAGATTCATCTGCTTTTCCTAGTCAAGGATACATTGCAATTGAAAAAATAAATTCAACATCTGGATTATATGAAACTGAAACTATTTATTACAATGGTAACTCAGCAAACGTTTTATCGAATTGTGTTCGAGGAACAGCTGCTCCTTTCAGAGGACAGAGTCCCAAAAACACACCCGCAGGTGAACACTCAAGTGGAGCAAAAGTTTACGGTGCTTACGCAGTAACGATGGTTCCAACAGTAGTAACACAAGCGGGACAACCTTCAACTGTTACAGAATTTAACAGTTTTACTTTTAATTTAATTAGTGCTGCAAGTAGCACAGAAACGGGAGGCGGGTTCCAATGTTTAGCTGGACCTGTTAATGATAGATCATGACATACGATCAATTAGTACAAAAAATTAGAGATTACACAGAAGTAGACGCAAATGTTTTAACACCTACTATTATAGATGGATTTATCGAAGATGCAGAATTTAGAATACTTAGAGAGGTTGATTCAGATAATAATAGAAGATACGACACAGCTAATTTGCTTACTTCACAAAGATTTATAAATGCACCGGCGAGGTTATTAGTGGTTAGATCGGCTCAAATAGTAGACTCTGATGGAAGTGCACAACCTGATAATAGAGAATTTTTAGAATTTAGAGATACTAGTTTTATGTCTGAATATAGTCCTACTACAGTTACAGGAGTTCCTAAATATTATGGCATGTGGGATGAAAGTACTATTGTTTTAGCTCCTGCACCAGACGCTACTTATGAGATTCAATTAAATTATATCTTGAAACCGACCGGATTATCAAGTACAAATACAACTACATACTTAAGCACCGAATTTCCCAACGGTTTATTGTATGCTTGCCTAATAGAAGCTTATGGCTTTTTAAAAGGGCCCATTGACATGCTACAGTTATATGATAAAAAATATGTTGAAGCAGTTAAAGGATTCTCAATAGAACAAATGGGAAGACGAAGACGAGATGAATACCAATCAGGTACTCCTCGAGTCGGAGGCAAATAAGGAGATAAAATTATGGCAATAACACAAGCAATTGCAAATACATTTAAAAAACAATTACTAGAAGGAGACATGGAGTTTCAATTTGGTGGTGATAAATTTAAATTAGCTCTCTATACTTCTTCAGCAACTTTAAATGCAGCAACAACTTCTTTTACAACTACTGCACAAGTAGCAAATAGTGGAACATACACTTCAGGTGGTGGAGCATTAGTACAACCAAATCCAAGCACTTCAGTTGCGTCAGGTGTTGCGATTGTTGATTTTAATGATCTATCATTTACAGGTGCAACAATTACTGCAAGAGGAGCTTTAATTTATAATACTTCTTCAGCTACAACAAATGCAGCTGTTGCAGCACTAGATTTTTCAACAGATAAAACTAGCACGAACGGAACTTTTACAATTGTTTTTCCAGCATTCACTACATCAGCAGCTATATTAAGAATCTCTGGCTAACAAGGAGGTTTTAAATG